TACGGGCGGCTTGCGCTTCGGGGGTACTGTGAAATTCGGCCACGACTGCGAGGCCGCGCGCATCTTCGACGGCGCTGACCGGGGTGGCGAGGGATTTAGACCAGTCGTGGCCCGTGGTAACAAAGCCGTCGCGCAGGAAGGTAGGCAGGTGGCGCGTGAAGGCGCCGGGCATGACCATTTCCTTGACGCGATCCCAGGTGGAGAACACGGCGGCGTGCCCGCGGATCAGGCCGTGCGCGCTGCCCTCGGGGTCGTCCCCGCCGGCGATGCGCAGGCCCGCCAGCGTGGAGTCCAAGCCCTTGTGTTCCAGCGGGCCCCAGCTCTTGCCCTCGTCGCCGTCCGGCTCATCGGCCTGCCACGTCGCGGGCAGGGTCCAGCCGTGGCGCTGCGCAATCGCGCGCAGGCGGGCCTTGATCGCGGGTTGCTCGGCGGCCGGCGCGTGCCCCAGCAAGGCCACGGCGGCGTCGAAATGCGCCTGGGTGTCGGCGGGGTACTTGCGTTCCTCGGGCCAGCCGAAGTCGGCGAGCGGAATCTGGCGGCGCTCCTCGGCGGTAAGATCGGACATCGGCGCTCCCCTGGGGCACGCAAACCGCCCCCGGACGGAGGCAGCCCGCAAAGGTGACGCCGCGTCTTCAGTTGATGTACCGGGCGCTCAGGCGATCCGGTAGGAGTGCCACTCTTTACAGTCCCGGCACCAGATGCGAACCCAGGGGCCCGCGACTTCGGCCAGTTTATGATGGCGCCGGCACTCGAAGCGATCCCACGTCAGGGGGGCATCGCGTTCTGGCCCTATTATACCACGCGGGGGCAACTCCGCGCAAGGGTCCGGGGTCGGGGTCACGGGTACACCTCCACAAAGGCTTGTCGGTCGATCCCCTCACTCGGCACGGTAAGCCAGATGGTAGGGACTTCCCCCGGCAGGGCGGGCCGGTAGGATCGCTCATTCCACGTCAGACGCTCCGGCGGCGGTTGAAGCAGCGCCACAAGCGAGCGTGTCACCAACTCGTTATCGATTGCGGCCTGTATATCGTCTAGGCTACCGTGCCGTAGAAGTTTGTCCTTATTCACCCGCGCTACCCTTCCCCATCTGGCGGCCCATCGGGCACGACGTCGAAGCGCCGGCGACACCGCGGGTGCCCCAGAGGGTGCGCTTCGGCCCACGCCACCGTCTGCGTCGTCCCGTTGAGGGCTTCGCACTCTTGGTCGCCGTCGCCGTCAGACACCGCCACATGGCTGAGGCCCGCGCTCCGGCTGGCCAGCACGATGCCGCGATTGTAGGTTTGCGCCGCCTCGGTCTTGCTAATTTCGTCCGCCTTGCTGGGGTCGACGCCCGCCGCCTCTAGCGCGCTCCGCAAGGCCGCCGGGTCATCGGCATACTGCTGCACCAGGCTGGCGATGCGGTCCCGCAAGGTGCTGGCAATCCCCGCCGCCCGGCTGGCGATGTCGGCGGTAATGGCATCGGCGCCCGCCGCGTCAAACGGGATGGCCCGCCCCAGGTCCGCCTCAGCATCGGCATAGGCCCGCGCTACCAAGATTGGGTAGTACCTGGCGAGGATCTGCCCCAGGTCCGGGCCGGCAGTCGGGTCCACTGTGTTACCACCACCCCAAATCACGGCCAGCGGCCAGGGTAATGGCGACCAGCATCAGATCCGCCGCCACGACTAGCGCCAGCGTGATCCCCTCTAGCAGGCGCGTCGACCACTCAGGCGGCTCCCAAACGGGGATCGGCGTGAGCGTCCACACTTCCCAGCCCGACGTCAGGCGCAGCACGCCAATCGGCAACAGCCAGGCGGTGAAGCGGTCCCAGGCGCGGCCCATCATCGTTGCGCACTCTGCAACCGCGCCAGCCCCGCAGAAATTCGGCTGAGGGCCTGCTTGCTCTCCGCGTCCATCAGCGCCAGATCCCGCAGCGTGTTGGTTAGGTCCGTCAAGCGCGCGTTCTCGGCTTCCAGCGCGGTCACGCGGGCGGCCAGCGGGTCAATGTGCTGTTCCACGCTGGCGGGGTGTAGCCAGCGCGCGCCGGGCGCTTCTTTGGTTTCCAAGTTCGGTAACGGGGCGCCCTTGCCACAGATGCAGTGTGGGCCACAACCCCAGTGTTCCAATACCGCCATTTACGCGCCCTCCTCCACGTCCGGCACGGCCGCTGCCGCCGCCGCGTATTGCGCTTGCAGCCACGTCGCCACCTCGCGCCGCAAGCCGACTTCGAGCATCGCTTTACTGGGCAGGCCGTCCGTGGGCGCGGGGAACGCCTTGCGACCGGGCGGGCCTTCGGGCGCACTCGCGCTGCCCGGCAACCCGGCGGGGATCACCGGGTCGGGGGTCAGCCATTCGGTATCCGCAGGGATAATGGTCGCGCCGCGCGGCACGTTGTATACCGCATCCCAGGTGCCGGTATCCAACCCCACGGCGCGGCGCACGTCCGCCCGCGCTACCCAGCCGCTATCGTAGGACCGGCTGAGGCGGTCCCAGAGCGCGTTTTCGTCGGGCTGCAAGACCCGCACCAGCCGGTAGTCCCAGCCGCATTCTTCCGTCGCCGGGTCGCCCAGGTCGGGCAGCAGTTGCGCGCCGATCACGTCGCCCAGCAGCGCCTGGAGGGGGATCAGGTTCTCCTCATAAGCCGCTTCCCGCGCTTCCTTCATGTTGCTGTACTTGGGGTCTTTGCCCAGGCCCAGCGCCATGCGGTTGAGGCCCAGCAGGGCGGGCACGCGCTCCTCGGGGGTTTCCCGCAGCGCCCCCAGGTCCAACTCGGCCGGGGTGAACGAGAGGCGGTCCACCTGCATGGCCTCCTCGAACACCAGCGGCGCGCCCCGGTCGTCGCCGCGCGTTTTGCGCACCAGCAGATCCTTGACCTGCTGCGGGTCGGGGATGCTGCCGTTGCTATCCTTCGGGCTCACCAGCAGGCTCGGCACGGCCACGTTGCGCAGCAGGCTGGCGGTGAACATGGCCGCCTCGTTGTCCGTGAAGATCTCCCCGAGCGCGGCGGCCAGCGGACTGCGGCCCCGGCGCTGGTCGGTCGGGTCGATGCCGTCGCGGAAGTGGACCACCTGCCCCAGGGCCAGCGGCTGCCAGGCGTTATCCCGCCAGAGTTCGTACCCCGTCAAGAACACGTCGCGCGTGCCCACCGGGCGCACGTTGCTGCTCGGCTCCCAGTAGAGGGCCTGCGGGCGCGTGCCCCCGGCATTCCAGTGCTTAATCCAGTAGGCGTTCCCGGTCAGCACAAAGTCGAACAGCGTGGGCTGCCACAGGAGCCGCCCGCCATAGAAGGGGTTCGGGGCCTTCAGCAGTTGGACCAGCGGGTGCCCGGGCACGATCTCGGGCGGGCTCACGCTGGTCTTGCGGACCACGGGCGGGGCGTCGGGGAAGTTGCGCGCAATCCACTGCAAGCAGACCATGACGATCGCGTTCAGCCGCACATCGCCCGCGTCCGTGCGTAGGTTGCGGTCGGTGGAGGGGTAGCCGCCCCACTGCCAATCGTCCCGCGCCTGCTGCGGGTCAATCACGCTCAGCGCCAGGTCTTTACGCCCCAGCCGGCCGGGGGGTTGGAACGTCAGCCGGTCACGGAGCGTCGTCCAGAGGGAGGGCATGGGTTAGGCCGCCTTCATTGTGCGCCGCACCTGCGAGCGCGCCAGTTGTGCTAATGCCCACGCCACCGCCCGATCGTCGTGTTGCCCGTCCGGCGCGTTCAGCGTGGCCCCCTCAATCGTGCTCAGTTGTGTGTACGTCTCCAGGCTGCTGATCCCGGCGTCTCCGTCGCGCAAGCATTCCGCCGCGTGGTCATACAGCAGCGCCTTGCTGGGACCGGTGGTCAACCACCCCGGCTTGTGGTCCGTGCCCGCCATCACGGCGACTTGCCCCCGGAGCGCCAGCAGGACGGCGTGCCCGTGGTTGTTGCGCTCGGTGAGCACGCCCGCCGCGTTGTAGTAGGCCGCGACCTGGGTGAGGTAGCCCGCGAACTCGGCGGGTTGCAACTTGCCCACGAGCGTGGCGACTTCCTGCCCCGTGGGCCGGTCGACGACCACCGCCGCGCTATCATCGCTGGTCGGGTTGCCCTCGGCCGGGTCGGCGCCAATCACGTACACGGTGTCCGGGGCGGGGGGTAGGTAGACGGTGAGCGCGGGGATGGCCGGCGCCGGGGCGCGCAGCGGCAGCGCGGGGCGCGCGGTGTAGCACGCCAGCAGCCACGCGGGGGGCAGGCGCTTGTTGCCCGCTTTTTGTC